TTGACATTAAGCGCAGGTAGCGCAACCAAAGTATCAGAACTTCGCTAAAGGATAAATCATGCACTACAAAGCCCCCGACAACTCCTTGCATTTTCTTGACGACGATGCCTACGCGCATCTGCTCCCAGAAGGCTCTGTCCAAATCACGGATGAGGAAGCAGAAACACTACGCCCTGTGTATACGCCAACCTACGCACAGAAACGTGCTGCTGAGTACCCACCAATGACCGACTACCTTGACGGGGTGGTGAAGGCAGATCAGGCACAGATTGACAAGTACATAGCTGACTGCTTGGCAGTTAAAGCTAAATATCCAAAGGTGTAAGCAATGACCATCTCAATTAACGGCACGAACGGGCTTATCCAAGCCTACGACTACCAAGTCCTGACGACGGGCTTTAGCTACACCTTTGCGGCTGGTACGCAAGTGCTGGTGATTAACCCCGCCGGTACGCTGGCTACGGGTACGATCACTATGCCTGCTGCCCCTGCCGATGGCATGACAATTAGGTTTAGTTCTAGTCAGGTGATCACCGCGCTGACGGTTAGCGCAAACACGGGGCAGTCAATTGTTTCTGCCGTTACTACTTTGGCGGCTGGCGGTGGTGCTGTGTATATCTACCGCGCTGCAAATACTTCTTGGTATAGGACGGTTTAATCATGACCACAACGATTTCTGGAACCGCTGGTGTAACCTTCCCCGCTGGTGGCCTTGGCAACCCAGCCGGTGCGGTGGTGGGTACTACCGACACGCAGACGCTGACGAATAAGACGCTGACTTCAAGCGGTAGCGTTTTAGTGTCTGTTGCAAGTTCTACCTTGGGTTATGCAACGGGTGCTGGCGGAGCGATTACGCAACTTACTTCACGCACTACGGGCGTGACATTGAACACTGCTACTGGCGCTGTCACCATGTTCTCTGCTGCGGGTTCTGCTACGGCGGCTACGTTTACCGTTACTAATTCTTTGGTGGCCGCTACCGACAATATTATTGTCAACCAGAAGTCAGGCACTAACCTGTATGTCTTGCTGGTCACCGCCGTGGCAGCGGGCAGCTTCAATATCACGTTTTACACTACCGGCGGCACTGCAACTGATGCGCCAGTAATAAATTTCTCCGTGATCAAAGGCGTTGCAGCGTAATGAACGCTCCAGAAATTGATCCCGTTAAGTACGGCGTCTTGTGGCAGAAGGTGCAGGACTACGAGCGCCGGTTTGACGAGATGAGCGCCAAGATTGACAAACTGGAGACCAACATCGACAAGCTAATTGCGCTGGCAAATCAAGGCCGTGGCGGTTTCTGGATGGGGATGGTCTTTGTGTCCGCTGTAAGCAGCGTAATGGGCTATATAAGCCATTGGTTGGGTAAAAGTTGAAATGGGTAGTTGCTGCTATTTTGATTACCGTACCAGCAAAGTTTGTTTGCGTGAGGTGGTATTGGACAGGCGACGTATTTGAACGTAAGGTTTACTGCTTGAAATGGGAGAAGGTGGACAAGTGAATGCTCGACCCGATTTCTATTACGGTGGCGATAGCTACGGCTCAGACCGTAGTGGATCAAATCAAGAAAGCAGTTGCGCTAGGCAAGGATGTAAAGTCTTTATATGGTCAGTTCAGCAGCTTTTACGCGGCGGCAGATCAGGTTCACGCAGCCTCCGTCAAGGCACGAGTAGCGAGTATTCAGAAAAGCGATTCGCAAATAAATGCAGAAGCCTTGAAGATAGCGTTAGCGTCTAAGGCACTGAGAGATGATGAGCGGTACATCAAGGACTTGCTGTTTATGACCGGCAATGCGCCAGTCTGGGAAGAAATGATGGCAGAGCGGGTGCGGATGCACAAGGAACGCTCTGATATGGAAAGGACAATGCTGGAGCAAAAGCAAAAGGACAAGGAAGCTGCGGGTGCGGCCCTGATGAACTTCTTGCTTTTTGTAGCAGCCATTGCGATGATCGTACCCATTGGTGGATTGGCTTGGGAATTCTTGATTAAGAGGGGCTAGTATGAGTGAGGAAAAAATGCAAAACATGGAGGCTAAAAGTCAACTGATTGAGAAGATCACGTTTGCTTTGCTTCCACTGCTATTCTCCTGCGTTGTTTACTTGATGTCTGCCTTGTCAAACTTGGCCCATGAAGTCACCATCCTCAACAGCAAAATCAGTTTGGTTGTTACCAGCGACAACAAGCAGGCAAGTAACACTGGAGCTGAACTTGCCCGTGAAAAGTTACGCCAAGACCTTGAAAAAGAAATCCAACGCAATCGTGACCAGATTGCAGAGAACAGGATGCACATTGCCATCTTGGAAGAAAAAACTACAGTCAACAAGCCAATCAAAACCCTAACTGGAAAAGAATAAACTATGTTTGACGTTACAGCCATAAGCCCCGATGACAAAACCGCAAAGCATTTCATTTATCACTTTGCTTGGTTCTGGTCAATAACTTCGGTTACTTATTTCTTCTGCGTGACGTTTTTTCAACTCCCAGAAGGCGGTAGGGACTTCGCCAACATCATTTTGGGCTTTCTGTTGGGCACAGCAGTTGCCACCATCATTTCGTTCTTCTATGGGTCGAGCAAGTCGAGCAAAGATAAAACTGATGCCATGATGAAAGCCGATGATGTTAAGCCTGTTTAACCCTTGGGTAATCCTTGGCATCGTGTTGACGGTGCTAAGTAGCTTTAGTGCGGGATATTACAGTGGCAAACAAAATGAGTATGAGCATCAGCAAATTGAGATCGCCCGTTTAAACGAACAGTCACGGGAAGCAGAACAGCGTTTGGGTGAGGTTGCCCAGACGTATGCAGAAACTTTAAGGAAATCCAACGATGTTGCAAAAGCTAAAGAAACTAAGCTGCGTGCTGATATTGCCACTGGTGAGCGCAAGCTGTTCATTCCTGTCAAAGCCCCCGCCTGCTCCGTACTTACCCCCGCAGATACCACCGTTACCAGTGGAAATACAGAAACAAGAGCCGAACTTGACTCAGGAGTTGCTCAAGCTCTTGTCGATCTCACCAGCCGAGGAGATCAAGCCATCCGCAGCCTCAACGCCTGCATTGACCAATACGAAAAAATGAGAGGTTCTAAATGAACTTGACACCTAACTTCACGTTGGCAGAATTAACTGCCACCGATCACCGAGAGTTTAAAAATGAACCTAACCCTACTGAAACAGAAAATCTCAAGCGTTTGGCTGGCCTTTTGGAACAAGTCAAAGTCGCTATTGGCGGCAAGCCAATCATGGTTAACAGCGCGTTTCGGAGCAAGCAAGTAAACGATGCAGTGGGCAGCAAGGACACAAGCCAGCACCGGATTGGATGCGCTGCTGATATTCGTGTACCTGGCATGGTCCCCGATGCCGTAGTCAAAGCAATCATTGCGGCTAAATTGCCTTTTGACCAGTTGATCCGCGAGTTTGATAGATGGACGCATATCAGCGTACCTAATGACCCCAAGGGTAAGCCTCGGGGCCAAATGCTAATCATCGACAGCAAGGGTACGCGCCCTTATTAGCTTCATAGCGTCCTTCAGATCGCCCCGCAATTGCTCCATAGCGTCTTGCTGAGCCTGTAGGCGTAGGTAAGCATCCAAGGCAAATTTAGCTAGGTTTTCGTTGGTCCAAGCGGCAAAGTTAGGTATGTCGTTCATGGTTTGGGTTGATTAGGCGGGACGGGGACGGCAACGTATATAGCACGCCAAGTTTTAGCCTCGTAGCGTTTGCTCCTAGCCGTTTTTTCCCAACGGTCTATGTACACATCGGGCATACTAGGCAGCGCTTTGCGAACGGTATCGCGGTGCAGGCCGGTCAAAGCACTAATGACGACAAGGGTGGTTCCGTCGGGCATCTTTCTTAACGCCTCGCGAATGTCTGTGTGGGTTGACTTACGCATTGCGTTTCTTTAGTCTAGCCAAGCACCATGCAACACCTTGGTCAAAGGTGTCAGACATATCTTCAATTTCTTTCCAATCAGCATCCGTCAGCCCTACCCATGGGCGTTGTGCTGCTTTCTTTCCATTGTAGTACCCAGACTGATATGCAATGGTCAGTGCATCGCCGTGGTCTTTGTATACCTGTGTGTCGTCATCATCATCCATGTATTCACTTGGGTGCAGCTTAGGGACATAGCCATACCGTGTACCTACTTTACGTTCTTCTGCTGCTATAAATGCTGCGGCTTCCTGCGCTGGCTGTGCCAAGGCTTCAATCAACGCCTCGCAGACAATGTATTCGGGCGCGTCATGCGAGTGCATACTCATGCCTTCTTGCGCTAACTCAAGCAGTTTGTCCCGCGCCATAGCGCGTTTTGATTCGTAGCCTGTCATGTTGTCCTCCTTGCTTTGACTTCCGCTTCAATGGCTTCCAATGTTGACGCAGCAATGCAATAAAACCCAATAGGTGTTTCTGGATACCAATGCAACACCCAGACGTTATCCTCCGCTACAGCCTTGCGCCATTCCTCTGAAGAAACAAAACAGTCAGCTTCATAAAATTGCTCAACAGTTTCATACACATCTCGGTGTTCATTGTGGGATAAATGCAGTCCGCACTTGTGTTCTGGTAGCCAGTTCATGTTGTTCCCCTTGCGCGGATAACGTTGGCGCATTCGTAGCCATTTATCTGACTCGCGGCTGTTGTCTCGCACAGCTTCGCACACTCCTCACGCTCATGTGCTGCTACCAAGGCGGCAAAGGCTTCAAGGTCTATCCAGTTAGCAACCACACCATCAATACCCGGCGCTTGCTCTTGATATCGTTTAAACCCCGCTTGCTTCGCTAGTTCAATGATGTTCATACCTTCCCCCACAGTACATAGGACAGCAGCGTAACGGCAATGCAGACTGCGAGAACAACGATTAGCGCTTTAAATGTCCCGTAAACATCTTCGTATGGGTTAGGGTCATACGGCTCGGGTGCGTCTTTTACCATATACGCCTTGTCTTGCTCTTTCATTTGTACTCCTCCATCCGAGTGTTCAAACGCTCTATAC